ACTTGATTTTGACAATGATAGTTATGCAGTTATCCGTGAGGGTAAGATGAGGTCCAAGTATTTCTTTGCAGATCCATCTGTAATTGTTACTCCTCCAGAAAAATCAATTGCTCTTCCCTCCGAAGATGTTTGTTTTGAACTGAGTACTCAGCAACTTGATAAACTTCTTAAAGCAGCATCTGTATATCAACTTCCAGATCTTTCCGCTGTTGGTGAAGCAGGAGTTGTTAAACTGGTTGTTCGTGATAAGAAGAATGACACGTCAAATGATTTCTCCATTGTTGTTGGTGAAACTAATGATGAATTTGTGTTCAACTTCAAGGTAGAAAATATCAAAATCATTCCTGGAAAATATGAAGTTGTTGTTTCCAAGAAACTTCTCTCACGCTTCACCAGTACTGATTATGATCTAACTTATTACATTGCTCTGGAACCCGACTCTACTTTTGGTTGAATATTATTATAAATAAACCAAAATTATTAGATAGAGTGTCAAAAATGAAAATGACCAAAAATTACAAAAAAGCTGTACTAGCAAAACCTGCTATTCGTGATTTAGCAAAAGATTTCTCTTGGGAAATTGTTGGAAGTGAAATGCTTTCTTTTATGGGTGGTGCTGAAGCACGAAAGTTTTTTGAGTATTTTATTGCCAAAGAGTATGCTAAAGAAAGTATCTCTTCTTAAAAAAATATACTATACTTGAAAAGTTAGAACTACTTTTAAATTATTATAAAACTTTGAGGAACTAACTTTGAACATCTTTGTCACTTCCCCTTGGCCTGCTGAGAGTGCCATTTGCCTCCCCGACAAGCATATTGTCAAGATGCCCCTAGAGTGCTGTCAGATGCTTTCTATTGTTGCCTCTGACAAGTGGGGACATGGGTATGGCACTCTCCCTAAGGCAGATGGAACCCCCTACAAGACCGAGAAAGGAGCATTCCGCAATCATCCCTGTACCAAGTGGGCAATGGAAAGTATCCATAATGCCTACTGGTTAATCAAGTGGGGATTGAACTTGTCTGATGAATACTGCCTGCGGTATAATAAAACTCATTCCTGTTATAAAACTCTTGTGGATGCATATTATCTGTTTCCTAAGGGTAAGATTACAGAAGTGACACCATTTGCTCGCGCTATGCCTGAAGAATGGAAATTTGATGAAAGCATTGATACATTCACTGCTTACAAAATGTATATTGCTTCTAAACCTTGGGTTAAGGATAATTATCTTCGTATGCCGTCAAGACGCCCAGAATGGGTATAATGTATAATAAAGGCGACATTTTCCTTGACAAGGATACACATAAGTTGTATATTTTTGATGGGAATAAATGGTGGGAGATTGTCCCCACCTGTGAATTGAAAAAACCTGATTGGATTTGATTATGAGTGAAGTTAATTTCAAGAAGCATAGAGTGTTTCGTGAAACTGATTCTGTTATTTTTTATGATATTTCGGTAGAGGATTCGAACGCTTCCGATCTTGTTGTCCACACTGGACCTGCTATTTCACCACCAAATGATATAGTTGGTGCAAAGCAGTTCTATATTCATTATCACCAAACCGATCATAATCGTGTCTTGTCTGGTATTCGTACATTTGAATTGGTGAATCCTGCCTGGAAATATCCCTATCATATAGTACATTTAAATCGTAGTTCTGGCGCTCTTGTAATTCCCATCGGAACTTATCATCGTAGTATTTCTGGCGAGGATGGATCTATTGTTATCAACCAGGCAATTCGTGATGATGAGTTTAATCCAGAAACAGAATTTGTTCCAGTTTCTGCTGGACAGAACGCAGAGTTGTATCGTATACTGGCAAACGAAAAACCAGTGATTCATACTATTGGGGAATAATTTATTATGACAAGTGAATTTCTATGGGTTGAGAAGTATCGCCCTAAAACAATTGAAGATTGTATTCTTCCAGAGAATATTAAAAAAACATTTAAAGACTTTCTAAATACAGGTGAAGTGCCTAACCTGCTTCTTGCTGGTCCAGCAGGATGTGGAAAGACAACAGTTGCAAAGGCACTTTGCAATGAATTGGGAGTAGATTTTTATGTCATTAACGGATCCGACGAAGGTAGATTCCTCGATACTGTCAGAAACAATGCGAAGAACTTCGCTTCCACCGTATCGCTTTCTTCAACTGCTAAACACAAAGTCGTCATCATTGATGAGGCAGATAACACAACAAACGACGTTCAACTCCTCTTACGGGCGTTTACTGAGGAATTTAGTGGAAACTGCAGATTCATCTTCACCTGCAACTACAAGAATAAAATTATCGAACCGCTCCACTCCAGGTGTGCTGTGGTTGAATTCAAAATTCAAGGAAAAGAAAAAGTCCTACTTGCGGGAAGTTTCTTTCAAAGAATTCAATCAATCTTGGATAGCGAAGGCGTTCAATATGATCAAAAGGTCATTGCAGAATTAATCAATAAGCACTTTCCTGATTGGAGGAGAGTACTCAATGAGTGCCAAAGGTATTCTGTTGGTGGAAAAATTGACTCCGCAATTCTTGCTTCTTTTGCCGATGTTGCTGTAAATGAACTAATCAAAAGTCTTAAAGAAAAGAACTTTACAGAAGTCCGTAAGTGGGTAGTCAACAATTTGGATAATGATTCATCTGTACTGCTGAGACGTGTTTATGACGCTTGTTATGAACATCTTGTTCCAGCATCTATTCCTGCTGCTGTCCTGATTATTGCCAAGTATCAGTATCAATGTGCATTTGTTGCTGATCAAGAAATCAATATTCTTGCTGCACTAACTGAACTTATGTGTGAGTGTGAGTTTAAATGAAACCACGTTATCTGAGAAATAGAAAACTAAAATTTGGAGTAGGTATTAATGATGCTACTTATCCCGTAAATCCCATTGTCAATGGTAAAAGGAAGATGTGTCATTTTTATAGCGTTTGGAACAATATGATACGTAGGTGTTATATGGATGATAAAGATCGCCGCCAAGTTGAAACTTCATATATTGGATGTTCTGTCGTTGAAGAATGGCACAAATTTTCAAATTTTAGATCTTGGATGGAAACCCAAGATTGGAAAGATAAGCAGTTAGACAAGGATCTGAAAGTTCATGGTAATAAGATATATGGACCAAAAACTTGTGTTTTTATACCCAAAGAAATTAATGTATTACTATCTGAGGGTAGACATTCCAGTTATCGATTAAAGAAGGGTCTTACTATTGATCATGGAAAAATACGTGCTAGGATACGTAAGTATGGAAAACTTTATCAAATCGGAAATTTTGATAATGAAAAAGACGCTCATGATGCATGGGTTATAGAAAGAAAAAAGTATATAATGGAAGTTGCTGAAAAATCAGAACCTCAGATTAGACAAATGCTGATTAAGTGGATGGAGTGTGAATTTAAATGAATCTATATAAAATTAACAAAGCATCATTAGTAGAATATCCAGTCAAAACAACTCCCGAAAATGTGAAAGAGGCAAACGAAGGTCTCTTTCGTGCTAAAATGACTCTTCCTGCTGCTGCAAAACATTGTGGCATGACGCAGAAAGAAATGAAACTAACTTTTTTTGAGTACCTTAAGTACAACAAACCTGATTATGAAATCCCTCAAGACACCCCTTAGATATCCTGGCGGTAAGTCCCGTGCTTGTGAAAAGATGGGACCTTACTTTCCTGATCTTCGTAATTATGATGAGTTCCGAGAACCCTTTCTTGGTGGTGGAAGTGTTGCAATTTATATCACCAAAAAATATCCTTCTCTTGATATTTGGGCAAATGATCTTTATGAACCTCTTGTAAACTTCTGGCAGCAACTCCAGATGTTTGGTGAAGACCTTAAAAATGAACTAGTTGATTGTAAACTTGCATACAATACTCCTGAATTGGCAAGAGAATTATTTGCAAAATCAAAGGAGCATATTAATGATGAGTCTGAATCAAACTTTAATCGTGCTGTCGCTTTCTACATTGTTAACAAATGTTCTTTTAGTGGTCTTACCGAAAGTTCTTCTTTTTCTCCACAAGCGTCAAATAGCAATTTCTCCTTGAGAGGTATTGAGAAACTTCCCGAATATTCTAAGTTAATTGCAAATTGGCGTATAACTAATTATTCCTATGATTATCTGATGGATGGAAATAAAGGTGCTTTTATGTATCTCGATCCTCCTTATGATATTAAGGATAACCTCTATGGGCGTAAGGGATCAATGCACAAAGGATTTGATCACGATAAGTTTGCTGCTGATTGCGACGCTAACAATATGGATCAGTTAGTTAGTTATAATTCGGATCAATTGGTTAAAGATCGTTTTACTAACTGGAATGCTGCTGAGTTTGATTTAACATACACAATGCGTTCCGTTGGTGAATATATGAGGGAACAAAAAACAAGAAAAGAACTATTATTGATGAATTATGAAATGTGAAGTAACATTGTATAAAGCAGGTAAGACCTTCAAAGAAGAGGTTATTGCTACTGATTATCAGGATGCTCGTCAAGTTGCACTTGCTCGAAATCCTGGTGCAAAAATTGTTGGTGTCACTGCGGTTTTTAAATGACTTATGAATTGAAGGATTGGTTAAACTCAATCAATTTCACCAAAGAAAATTTGATTGAAGGTGATGTGAATTGTAAAAAAGATTATCCGCCATATATCATCAATAAATGTCTGTCTGGACATATTGACTGTATTTTGTTTGCAAATGAAATGAATATGAATCATCATTTGGACAAAGATATGCAATATTCGTTTTATATAAATACACTGAGGAAGCGTAAGAGATTTTCTCCTTGGCTCCGTAAGGATAAAGTTAAAGATTTAGAATGCGTTAAGCAATACTATGGATATAGTAATGAAAAGGCATTGCAAACACTGAAGATTTTATCAAAACAACAACTCGATTTTATTAAACAACGACTTGACACTGGCGGAAAAAAATGACTAATCAAACAATTGAACCCCAAGTAAATTGGTCTCCTAATATGATGGTGGAAGTTCTTCTGAATGAACCAGATGATTTCCTAAAAGTTCGTGAAACTTTGACTCGTATCGGAGTTGCATCTAGGAAGGAGAAAAAACTGTACCAGTCTTGCCATATTCTTCATAAGCAAGGTAAGTACTATATTGTTCACTTTAAGGAACTGTTTGCTCTTGATGGCAAACATGCAAATCTTACTGTGAATGATGTTCAACGTAGGAATAGAATTGCTCGTCTTCTTGCTGATTGGGGACTGATTGCAATTGTGAATGAAGAGTCTATTGCAGATATTGCGCCTTTAAATCAAATCAAAGTCCTTTCTTATAAAGATAAGGGTGATTGGATTCTGGAGCAAAAGTATAATATTGGATCTAAAAAAGAAGCGGTATCTAAGTGATACGGTAAACCATATAAAAAAGTGCGGGATTCCTTATCCCGCTTTTTTTGTAATCTTGTATAATTAGTATTGGATGCCTTAGGGGTCCATAAAACACAAACTCGCTTTTAAAGGAGCTACCATAATGAACAGCCTCACACGCTACACTGCTGCGGATCTTCCTGCCTTAATGGATAGGATCAATAAGTATAGTATTGGTATGGATGAATATTTTGATCGTCTTTTCCATTTACATGAAACTACTACTAACTATCCCCCATATAATCTTGTTCAAATTAGTAATGTTGAATCACGTTTAGAAATCGCTCTCGCAGGATTTAAGAAAAAAGAAGTCTATGTTTACACACAAGATGGTAAACTCTTTATCGAAGGTCAAAAAGAGGATAAAGAAACGGAGTCCAACTATATCCACAA